CGAAAAAGCCATCAAGGCTTTGTCGTCGGCTGAGTATGCGGCCACCACCAAGGCCAAGCGCGAGGGCACCAAGGCAGGCAAGCAGTTCGTCAAGCAGCCCAAGAAGGTGGCTGCTAAGGTTGCGAGGTTCAGATGAAAACACCGGCATGGCAGCGCAAAGAAGGGCAGAACCCCAAGGGCGGCTTGAACGCTGCTGGGCGCGCCAGCTTGAAGGCTGCAGGCCAGAATATCAAGCCGCCTGTCAAGTCCGGCGACAACCCACGCAGGGCGTCGTTCTTGGCACGCATGGGAAACAACCCCGGCCCTGAGTACAAAGACGGCGAGCCGACCAGGCTGCTGCTCAGTCTGAAAGCCTGGGGCGCGTCCAGCAAAGCTGACGCACAGGCCAAGGCCAAGAAAATCTCGGCCCGAAATAAGGCTAAGAAGTAACCATGCAAATCTCAATTCTCAACGGCATCTACACGGACAACGGCCCGGACTTTCGCACATCCTATCCGGTCAACATGGTGCCGGTGCCAAAGAACAGCGGCATCAGCACCGGCTACCTACGGCCAGGTGATGGCCTTGTGGCCAACGGCACAGGCCCAGGCATCGACCGAGGCGGCATCAACTGGCAGGGCGAGTGCTACAGGGTCATGGGCACCAAGCTGGTGTCGGTGGCCAGCAATGGCGCTGTGACCGTGCTGGGTGACGTTGGCGGCCCCGTCAACACGCTGGTGACGTTCGATTACAGCTTCGACGAGCTGGCCATCGCGTCCGGTGGGCGGCTGTACTACTGGAACAACTCCACCCTGACCCAAGTCACCGACCCAGACCTGGGCGTGGTGCTTGACGTGGTGTGGGTGGACGGCTATTTCATGACCACCGACGGCGAGTTCCTGATCGTCACCGAGCTGTCCAATCCGCTGGATGTCAATCCGCTGAAGTACGGCAGCTCCGAGGTTGACCCCGACCCCGTGGTGGCGCTGCTCAAGCTGCGCAATGAAATCTACGCACTAAACCGCAACACCATCGAGGTGTTCGACAACACCGGCGGCGACCTGTTCCCGTTTGCACGCATCGATGGTGCTCAAGTTCAAAAGGGCGTGGTTGGCACACAAGCCTGCTGCGTCTACATCGAGCGCATCGCCTTCTTGGGCAGTGGCAGAAACGAAGCCCCGAGCATCTACGTGGGCGCAGCAGCCACCACCCAAAAGATCAGCACTCAAGAGATCGACGAGCTGCTGCTCACCTACACCGAGGCGCAACTTTCACTGGTCAAGATGGAGGCACGCAATGACAAGTCGCACCAGCACCTCTACGTGCACCTGCCAGACCGCACCATCGTCTACGACGCAGCCGCATCCGAGGCGCTTGGCGATCAGGTGTGGTTTACCCTGACCACCACGGTGGTGGGCTTTGCGCAGTACCGAGCACGCAACCTCGTCTGGGCCTATGACAAGTGGCTGGTGGGCGATCCGCAGTCCAGCACCATCGGCTATCTGGTGGACGACATCGGCAGCCACTGGGGGCAGCAGGTGCGCTGGGAGTTCGGCACCATCATTGCCTACAACGAGGGCAAGGGCGCACTGTTCCAAAAGATTGAGCTGGTGAGCCTGACCGGACGAGTGGCGCTGGGCACTAACCCGCAGATCAGCACCAGCTACTCGCTGGACGGCCTGTCCTACAGCCAGGACCGCTACATCTACGTGGGCACCATCGGCAATACCAACAAGCGTTTGGCTTGGTTTCAGCAGGGTCACATGAGGAACTGGCGCATACAGCGTTTCCGTGGTGACAGCGATTCACATATTGCATTTGCACGCCTTGAGATGCAGATTGAAGGGTTGCTGTACTGATGGCCACCGCACCCGTCTCCAAAAGGTTAAACCTGACCCGCGACCAGCTCGCGCAGTTTTTGACCGACCAGCAGCAGATCAGGCAGTTCGAGCTGTTGTTCGCAACGGTCGACGCCATTGCGCCTGATGTGGTGCTGGAGATCAATATCTCGGCAGGCACGGCCCAGGCCACTGCTGTGCAGGCGCTGGCTCAGATCAACGCATTGGCTCAGACAACAGCAGTCGATGATTCTGCACTCAATGCTAAGGTGCAGCAGGCATTGGATGCTATCCCTCGCTTGGCCCAGGCCTTGGAGTTGTTGGCCCTGGCCCCAGTGCGCAACAATATCGAACTAGAGCATGATGTAAACGGCATCTTGCCCTATGCAAATCAAACCGCACGAGTGCGATCTAACCAGGTGCTAACATGGCTTTCGATGTAATAACACCTGCCAAACTCGGCCAAGCAGCAATCACCACAGGTGTGACCACGCTCTACACCGTTCCGGCCAGCACTCGGACATTGCTCAAAGAGTTCAGCATTGCCAACACAACGGCAGCGGCCATTAACGTGCGCGTGTTCTTGGTGCCATCGGCAGGATCGGCAGGCACAGGCAATGCGTTTCTCTACGATGTACCAGTGCCAGGCAACAACGCTCTGCAGTACAACGGCATCGAAGTGCTGAACGCAGGCGATACTATCCAGATTCAGGCCGCATCAGCAGGTCTGACCATCATCGCCAGCGGCGGCGAAGCCACATAAGGAGCATGATATGACCGTATCCATCAAGGTGCTGATCCCAGCAAAGCAGGCCGAAAACAGCCAGACCACGCAGTACACGGCCACCAACTGCAAGGCCATCATCGACAAGTTCACTGCCACCAACACGAGCGCAGCAAATGTGACCATCAGCGTCAATCTGGTGACCAGCGGCGGCAGTGCAGGCACGAATAACCTGATCGTGGACACCCGCAGCATCGTACCGGATGAGACCTATACCTTTCCAGAACTGGTCGGCCAGGCCTTGGACAGTGGTGGCTTTATTTCCACCATTGCCAGTGCAGCCACATCGTTGACAATCCGCGCATCTGGCCGCGAGATTACATAAGGAGCACCGCATGGACTACGCAAAGATGCCAAAAATGATGCTTGCCGGATTCGGCGGCATCCCCATTGACGAGCCGATGCTGACCAACGCAGAGAACAAAAAGAACTACGTCATTGCGGTGGAGGACTGGAACTACGGCCCCGAGGTGCCCACCAACGAGCCAGGCGCAAACAAGGAGTTCTACGCAGGGCTGGCCGAGGCCATGCAATGCGATGAGAAGGAAGCGCGGCGCAAGCACTGCTCCAACTGCGGCTACTACGACAACAGCCTGATGGCACAGGTGCGCATCGAGCGCATCCCATTGGCAGCCTACGACAAGGGCGCAGGCTTTCGTGGCCACTGCGAGAAGCTGAACTTCATCTGCAACGACATGCGCGTCTGCCAAGCCTGGGAAGACCGGGAAGAAGACGAGGATTGACCAAATGTCAAATTGTGAGAAAATGCAAGGGCTGAGCTTATCGAGCCGCCAGCAGCTCATCCGACCATTGAAAGGTTGCGCATGACTGGTATCGATTGGCTGAGACTGAACCTGCAAAGGGTTCTTGCGCTACCTGCGCCAGCCATCGAGTGGCTGCTCATGCTCTACGGAGCGATTCAGGTCTTTGATGACGTGGCCGACGGTGATGCCGTCGAGCGTGATGACCTGAACGCTGCGATCTGGAACACGCTGGTCGGCATGAGCCAAAACACATTTTGGATTGCAAACTCACAAACCCTGACGCCTGTCGTGGCGTCGATGATTTTAAAGTGGCAAGCATCTGACCAGGCCGAGCGCAATGGCAAGGCAGATGCACGCTCGTTTGTCTGGCGTGCAGGCTACTATGACGTGGTGCTGATGACGGTGGCGCTGTGCCACGGCACTCAGCGCGCCACTGAAACGGCGCAACAAGTCATGGAGCTGTATGGCGAGACGCTTGAAGATTACATGAAGGAGTTTGGCAATGCCTGATCCAGTAACAGCCCTAGTTGTCGGAGGCACGCAAGTTGTCGGCGGCATAATGCAAAGCCGAGCAGCCAGTCAGGCGGCAGGTGCACAAACGCAAGCCGCTGAATCTGGCATCGAAGAGCAGCGTCGCCAGTTCGAGGCGGTGCAGGAAATCCTCAAGCCCTACGTCACCGCAGGCACCACTGCCATCGGTGGCCTGCAGCCTTACGCTGAAGCCGGAGCGCCTGCACTGGAGCAGCAGCAGGCATTGCTTGGCCTGCGTGGCCAAGAAGCCCAGCAAGCAGCCATTGCAGGCATTGAGCAGGGCGCAGGTTTCCAGGCTCAAGTCCGGCAAGGCGAGGAAGCGCTGCTGCAGCGTGCATCGGCCACTGGTGGCCTGCGCGGTGGCAACATCCAAGCCGCACTGGCTCAGTTCAGGCCGCAAATGCTGCAGCAAGAAATTGCAACCCAGTACGGTCGCCTCGGCGGCCTGACATCACTGGGCCAGCTCACCAGCCAGAACTTGGCACAAATGGGCCAGGCATCGGCTGCAGGCACGGCCACGGCTGGCCTGAGAACTGGTGCAGACATTGCAGGACTGATGGGGCAGCAAGGCGCTGCACGCGCTGGTGCAGAGCTGGCGCAGGGCCAAGCCTTTGCCAACGTCTTGAACCTGCCTGCTCAGTTCTTGGGCGCACAGTACGGTGCCACCGCAGGCAAGGCTGGCACAGCAATGACGCCAGGCCTGGGCAACATCTTCAGCGACATCCGGCTGAAAAAGAACATCCAACACATCGGCACCCGGTCAGATGGCCTGGGCGTCTACGAGTTTGAATACACCTGGGGCGGCGGTCGTCAGATCGGTCTGATGGCGCAAGAGGTGCTGGGCATCTATCCTGACGCTGTGGGCCAGTCCGGTGGCTATCTCACCGTGGACTACAGCAAGGTATAAGGAGCCACAAATGGTCCAACCAATCAACTACTCACTCAACGTCCAGAGTCCTTTTGAGGCTGCCCTGGGCGGCTTCAAGATCGGCGCAACGATTGCCGACATCGGTGCTCAGCGTCAACTGCAAGAGCAGGAGCTGGTGCGCAAGCAGAACTTGCAAACACAGGTCAATGCGCTGATTCAAAACCCTAACCCGACTGCGCGAGACTTCACCAACGTGGCCATGCTGCTGCCTGAAAAAGAAGCAGCCAGCATGCGCGCCAACTTTGAGACGCTGTCCAAAGATCAGCAGCAGAACCAGTTGCGCTTTGGTGGCCAAGTCATCTCGGCATTCAGCGCCAAGCAGCCACAGATCGGCATCCAGCTTTTGAAGGATCGTGCTGTGGCTGAGCGCAACTCAGGCCGAGAGAGCGAAGCCAAAGCCTACGAGGTTGCAGCGCAGCTTGCAGAAAATGACCCAGCCTCGGCATTGAAAATTGCTGGCATCAACATGGCCTCACTGGCACAGTTCGGTGGTGACAAGGTGTTGGAGGCCTCAATTAAGGCAATGAAGGCACCAGGCGAGATTCGCACAGCCGAGGCTGGGGCAACCAAAGAAGAGCTGATCACGGCCAACACGCCAACCCGCCTGGCGCTGGAGAACACGAACACGGCAGCCAACATCCGCAACCTGGACAGCCAGATCGTGGAGCGCTCCAACAGGCTGGTGCTAGACAAAGATCGTCTAAAGCTGGACCGCGACAAATTGCAGTCTGACGTTGAACTGAAACTCTTTGAGCTGAATCAAAAGGGCACCACGCTCGATGCCAACGCAGCCAAGATCGTCAACGATGCAGCAGTGGCTGCCGTCGGCTCTGAACAGGCCGCAGGCCGCATGCTCGATCTGGCCAGCCGCATGGAATCGGCTGGTGGCGGTAAGGGCTTGGGAACATCGTTCTCTGAGAAGATGAAAAACCTCACCGGCAACCAGGACGGTTTTACGCAACTGCGCAACGAGTACACCCGGCTGCGCAACACGCAGGCCATCAAGTCGTTGCCACCAGGCGTGGCCACAGACAAGGACATCGAGCTGGCGCTCAAGGGCTTGCCCCCAGAAACGGCTGATGCAGCCGTGCTGGCGTCATTCCTGCGCGGCATGGCCAAGATGGCGCAATACGAGGCGGTGGCCGAAAGCGCCAAGTCTGAGTGGGTGAATTCAAACGGCACCCTTGGACGTGCCAACAAAGACATCGACATTGGCGGCATTCAAGTGCCCAAAGGCACCACCTATGTGGACTTTGCACGCCAGTTCATGGACCAGCGTGCGCAAGACTTGGCCGCAGCTCAAGCTGGCCGTGCGGTGTCTGGCCGTGGCTACATGCGCTTTGCCAATCCTGAAACAGGCGCTGTGCCTGGTCAGAATTTATCGCCACTGCCCTTGACGCCAGTGAACCCACCGGAGTTTGGAGGCGGTGTCACTGTGCCCACTCCGTTTACAGGCGCACCATAAGATGGCAACGCAACAAACCCCCACCAGCTACAAAGACCCTTTTTGGTCTGACCTGGCCGCTGGCACTGAGCAAAAGCTCGGCCTGCCAAATGGCTTGCTGGTCTCGGTGCTCACGCGAGGCGAGCGCAGCAATGCCGACCAGGTGTCTGAGGCAGGCGCAAAAACCCCCTTCCAGATCATCCCGGCCACCCGCCAGGCGGTACTCAAGAAGTACGGCGTGGATGCCTACCTCAGCCCAGAGAACTCAGCCGAGGCCGCTGGCCTGCTGCTCAAGGAGTCGCTGGACCGCAACAAGGGCGACATCAAGCTGGCGGCTGCTGAGTACCACGGCGGCACCAACCCGGCCAACTGGGGACCACGCACCAGGGCTTACATCGACCGCGTCTCGCAAGGCGTGCGAGACCTCAGCCCACAACGTGCTCCTGCGCAGACACCAACCATTGCGGAGGGCGGCACGACCAGCACCTTTCAGCGTGCTCTTGGTGCCAGCAGCATGGCTGCTGTACCGCCGGATGCGATTGCGAGGGTCTTCCAAGCCTACAGCTCCGGACAAATGACGCCTGAAGAGTCGGCAGAGTTCGAGGCCGACGTTCGCGGCGGCACCCTCATGCTGCCCCGTGGCGCGGCTTTGCGTGGCGAGCAGCCCCAAGGTGCCAGACCAACCACGCCAGAGCTGCCTGCGGCTGTGCTGGAGGCCTACAGCACCGGACGCATGACACGCGAGGAGATGATGGAGCTGGAGCGCGACGTCTCCAGCGGCATGGCCAAGGTGCCCACCGGCTTTGCGATTAAGAAAACCGAGCCGATGGGCATCGTGGGCGGCATCCGTGAGGCCATCACTGGCACTGAGCGAGCCACGCCAACCACGCAAGCACTGCCGGACTATGCGGCCATGCCCGAGCTAAACACCTTCAGCATGGCCAGCTTCAAGTCTGCACTGGGCACGATGATCAGCAGCCCCGAGGAAACGATCCAGATCATCAAGTCCAACTATCCCGGCGTGCAAGTCACCCAGGATGAGAAGGGCAACTTCGTGCTGCAGTCGTCCATCGACGGCCAGTTTTATGCCATCAAGCCTGGCTTCCAAGTCAGCGACATCCCACGCGCTGTTGGCGCTGTGGCTGCCTTCACACCTGCTGGCCGTGCTGTCACCATCCCTGGTGCTATTGCTGCTGGTGCTGGCACCCAAGCAGTGATCGAGGCAACCCAAGCAGGCGCTGGCGGCAGATTCGACACTGGCGAGGTGGCACTGGCCGGAGCACTTGGCGGCGCTGGCCAGGCGGTCACCCGCATCCCGCAGGCCGTGCGCGACGTTCGTGCTGGCCGAGTGCCACCGGCTGCTGCCCCACCGGCAGCGCCAGCAGGAGCGCCTGGTGCGGCTCCTGTGGCACCTGTCACGCCTGCCGCACCCGCTGGTGCGCCTATGGGCACGGCAATGGCCCCAGCGGTGCCTGCGGCCCCGGCAGCCCCGGCAGCCCCGGCAGTGGCCATGACGGCTGAGGAGCTGACAGCCACCACCCGCAGGGCGGCAGAGGGTGGCCTTGGCGCAGGCAGGGCAACTGAGATTTTGGCCACACAGGCAGCACCTGACCCCAAGGTGCTCGAAGCTGCGCGTCGACTCAAGATCGAGGGTTACCTGCAGCCGGACCACCTGACCTCAAACCAAGCCTACCGCGAGCTGGCGCAGGCCGTGAAGTCAATCCCCGGCAGCCAGGCGCGCGCGGCAGAGATCGCAGGCTTGGAGCAGGTCGGCAAACAGGCCGATGACTTAATTACCAAGATCGGCGGCCTAACGGACCTGAGCCAAATGAATAAGGCCGTGCGCACCCAGCTCGACCAAACCGTGACAAACCTGTCAAATCAGGCTGATGATGCTTACAAGGCGCTGCGCACAGACATCCCTGCGCAAACCCGTGGCCCTGCTGACAACGTGATCAAATTCGTGCAGCAGCGTGCTGACGATCTAGACGGCGCACAGAATCTGTCCAGTTTGGAAAAGTCAGTCAGGCGTAAGCTGACACCAAAAGAAATCAAG